AAAGGGGAAAATGAAAATGTATGTTAAAAACGCAATAATTCACTTAGTGGATAAGAGTATGAGTGGTGCATTACTAAACAATGTTGAGTTACCGGTTAGAACTAATCAGGATGTTAATAGCATGGTTGAAAGCTTAGTTAGGTCGCTAATCAACAGCAAATATACAAGGCCTTGTAAATATCAAGATTTTACTAATAGCGAGTTAAGGGCTTGTACGGAAAGCATGATATATAGCGATGAAGATTTTATCAATAACTCTAAGAAATTAGCAGAACTATTACATGCTACAAGTCGTGAGAATAATAGCATAGATAGTAATGATTTTTTAGTTGTTAGCTATAAGCACAAGGATAAGAATTATGTTGCAGGTATATGCCTAGAGTATACACAGATATTTACAAACAAGATCAGGCATGATGACGGAAAGCCAATTATTGAATTGTCGATAAACAACAAGGCACATCCTAAAAAGCCTAGATATAGCCTAGGTTTTACTTGTGGACTATCAGGGTTGAATGATACATGGGATGTACTAGCCCTAGATAGCACTTTTGGAAAGGGAAAGAAAGCTGAATCAGACTTTATTAATGAATTTCTAAAAGCTAATGTAGTTGAGGATAGCAGATTCTTAACAAATAAAATAATAGAATTGGTTAAAGGATGGGTTTCAGTTAACTATATAAATGATTTAAACGAGGGTTTAAACATAATAAATAACTTACATTATAGCCTAACAGAGGGTAATGAGTTTAATTTTGAAATATTTGCAAAAAACTGTATTCATAATGACCTTAAAAGGAAAAACTTCCTGTTATTTATGTCAGAGAAAAAGATGTCAAAGGAATTTGATATAGATACACATTTTGCTGAAAGAAAATTAAAAAAAATCAAAATAAAAAATGATATGTGTACAATCACAATAAAAAGTGAAGATTTGCAAAGGCTTAGATTCGAGGAAACAGAAAATTTATCAGCTAACGTAAAATTAATTGGTGTTGGAACATTTGAGTATATGTAACAGGGGATAGGGAGTATGGAGAAAAAAGAACTGAGCAGGAAAGACTGGATCATAGAATATCTTGAAAATAGCATAGATGATAATGCAGGTTTTAACCTTGAGTGGGAGTTGAAAAAAGACAATAAGACATTCATAACTAGCGTAACAAAAATAACTCCTAGTATGCTGCAAGATACACTTAAATTCGTACTAAACGAGTTAGATGAAGATTTAAACTATATAGGTAATGATGAGATTGGTGCAGGCTTTAAAGCAAGGATAAAAGGTTGGCAGATGTTTGATGTTGAGGAGTGGTAAATATGATACTTAGCACTAAATTAAACCCTTGTTACAGGTGTAAGGATAGGGAGTTGTATTGTCATGATAATTGCTATAGGTATGCAACATATAAGCAGAAAATGGAACGTGCCAGCAAGGCAGCCAGAGAACATAAGGAAATTAACAACTATATCCATACAGTTGTGTGTGCAACAAGAAACGGCCAAAGGCGATTTAATACAAAAATGGGACAAAAATAAAAGATACATTTATAGGGGATGTTTAGTTATGAAATATAAAAGAAAGTGTAAATACTGCGAAAACAAAGAGGGCCATATATTAGAACAAAAGAAAAATCTGATTTATGTAACTTGTGGAGTATGTGGAGAAGTTATAGACATTGTAGGGGGTAGGATGGCCAAGCAATTAAAAGAAAAACTAAAAGGAGTTGTTTAGTATGGGTAATTACAGACAATTTAACAGCCTTGAATTTGGATTAATTAGGACAGTTACAGTAAATAACGAGCCTTATTTTGTGGGTAAGGACATAGCTTGTGCATTAGGTTATTCTAATCCAAGTAAAGCCTTGACGGACCATGTAGACCCTGAAGATAAACTCAATAACGATTCGTTATCGAGTTTAGGCCAAAGGGGTGGTTGGCTTATAAATGAATCAGGGATGTATAGCCTAATTATGGGAAGCAAGTTAGAAAAGGCAAAGAAGTTTAAGAAGTGGGTGACTAGTAAAGTGTTACCGGATATACGCAAGACTGGAATGTATGCCACAGATGAGCTTTTAAACAATCCTGATTTACTAATCAAGATGGCCACGCAACTAAAAGAGGAAAGACAAGCAAGGCAAGAGTTGGAACATATCAACCAAGCTAATCAACCCAAGGTACTATTTGCCGATAGTGTGGCCAGTAGCAGGCAGACAATACTAATAGGGGACCTAGCTAAGCTAATTAAACAGAATGGCTATGACATAGGCCAAAATAGGTTATTTGAGTGGTTAAGGGCTAATGGCTACTTGATTAGTAGAAGTGGTGAAAGTTATAATATGCCAACGCAAAGGGCTATGGACCTAGAACTATTTGAGGTTAAGGAAAGAACGCATTTAAATCCTGATGGATCAGTAAGGCTGACTAAGACTACTAAGGTAACTGGTAAGGGTCAAGTGTACTTTATAAATAAGTTTTTACAAAATTAAAGTGGCTGTCAACTAATGGTTGATTACCAATAAGAGATATATTAAGGAGTGGAAAATATGAATAACGATATAAGAAAGCTGATAGATGACAACTGGGAAGATATAAAAGAGCTTATTGTTAAAAAGGCAGAGGCAGAGCAGAAGCCTAGGACTATATGGGATTTAGATACTGTAAATAGAGTAGAAGAATATTATTACATAACTGAAGACGGAGAAATTGAAACAACTTACTTTGATAGCTTTTATGATGAAAAAATTAAAAGTTTAGGAAATGCATTTTTAACTAATGTGGAAGCTGAATTTGAAGTCGAAAGACGTAAGGTTGAGGCTATCATAAGAAAGTACAGTAAGCTGTTTGAAGCAGGTAAGCCTAATTATGTCTTAGTATATAACCACAGTACTAAAACAACGGTTGTTGACTGTTATCGGTTTATGGATTGTAGTTCTCCTTGTTTTGAAAGCAAAGAAATAGCACAAGAAGTAATAAATGAAATTGGTAAGAATAGATTTAAAAAATACTGGTTTGGAGTTACTGAATAAGAGGAGGTAAGCATGTCAAACAGGCACTATTTAAGATTAGAGGACAAATATACAAAAAGCATTATAAGAGAATGTCAAATTCTAGGCAACAATGATTATTTTGATGAAGAATTTTATAAAAATTTAAACATCAATGTTGACGAAGATGGAGTAATCGAACCAGTTAAAATTAATTATATAGATTTCCTATATGAGTGGGATAGGTGGCTAAACAAATATCCAGATAAGAAGGGACTGCCTGAAATGCCAGAGTATGTAAGAAAAAATGAAAATATAAAGACTCTTAAAAAGAATGTGTTTATGCATTATTTAATTCGCCAATCATATGAACAAGAATTATATGAAGCAACAAGAGGGATTTACCCTAAATATATTGACTTGAAAGGAAATACTAAAGATAGGTATGAGATGATATTAGAGTGCTACTAGAGGAAAGGAATTACCAAAATGAAAGTAGATAAGATATACAGGTTAGAATCAAGAATAGACTGGCAGGATAGTTTAACATTAAATAATCAATTCTATACAAGCAAGGAAGAAGCATTGCAACAACTGGCAGATTTTAAGGAAGAAATAGAAGAAGCGTATGCAGACTATGATGGCATAGAGTACGGCATACATATAGTGTTGCAAGAAATAAAGCTGGCAGGCATAGAGGATATAGATTATGATGCAAAAGAAATATTGCTAACCGAGTGGGTTTATGATGAAAAGGCCACAGAAGAGCAATGGGATGATATGAGAAGAGATGGTAAAGAAGTAGATAAGAGCATACAAATAGGTATGTGGAAAGATTATGATATTAACCAAGGAGAATAATGATGAATAATGTTGTTTTAGTTGGAAGATTAACTAAGGATCCTGAACTTAGATATATTCCAGGGTCAGGTACACCAGTAGCCACTTTTACATTGGCTATTAATAGAGATTATAAAAATAAGGATGGCTCTACACCTGTAGACTTCATACCTGTAGAAATTATGGGTAAACCTGCAGAGTTTGTAGCTAACTACATTACCAAAGGCAGGTTAGTAGGTGTTCAGGGGTCTATCAGGGTAGATAGGTATGAAACACCGGATGGCGAAAAAAGGACATTCACAAAGGTGGCAGGTAGAAATATACAGGCATTAGAAAGCAAGTCAAAGGCTGAACAGGGCGAACAAACACCGCAGGAAGCACCGGCCGAGTTTAGTGCTGTAGATGATGACGATGTACCATTCTAAATAGGAGAAAAAAATGAAAAATGTACTTAAGTATCCAGGAAGTAAAAATAGAATAGCCAAGTGGATTTGCGATATGATTCCAAGTCATGAAGTTTATTTAGAACCATTTTTTGGTGGTGGAGCAGTATTTTTTAATAAAAAACCTGCAAGAATTGAAACGATAAATGACATATCGTCAGAAGTATACAACTACTTTAAGCAACTAAGAGAAAATCCTGATGAATTAATTAAATTACTATCATTAACTCCATATTCAAGGCAAGAATATGAAGGGTCTTTTAATGAAAGTGATACAGAGATTGAAAGAGCAAGAAAATTTGCCGTAAGGTGTTGTCAAGGCTTTGGGTGTTCTAATAAATACAAAAATGGATTTAGAAGTTCTAAAGGGAAGATGTCACCAGTAACAACTAAATTTTGGGGACAATTTCCAACAGTTCTAATGCAAGCAACTGAAAGATTAAAGCAAGCACAAATAGAAAATAAAGATGCTATAGAGTTAATTGAAAGCTACAATAAGGAAGAAGTTTTTATATATGCAGATCCACCATATCTATTAAGCACAAGAAAAAATTATTTATATGAACATGAAATGAAAGATGAAGAACATATAAGACTGCTTAATGTGTTAAAGAAACACAAGGGTAAAGTTATGATATCTGGATATGAAAATGATTTATATAACGAAACATTGATTGGGTGGTATAAATGCACCAAAAATACAACTGCAGAAAGTGCAATTAAGAGAACTGAGGTTGTTTGGATGAATTACGCACCATTCGAACAGCTAAAAATGGAGATTTAAAAATGCAAAGGGGGACAATAATGACGTGAATTTATTTGATAAGAAAGCAACTGGGGCCAATATACGGAAGATCAGGGAGTTTTACTCCCTATCCGAAGACCAGTTTGCAGAACAGTTGAAAGTAAAGGTTGCACAGTTGAGGCAATGGGAACAAGGGAAGAACCTACCTAATGCCAAGATACTGGAAAGAATACTAAATTTTAAACCAACGCTAAATGCTAAACAACGCAGTAAGCTTGTTAAGAAAGTTAAGGATGGCAAGCAACCTAAAGAGTTGCATATGCGTTTAATATCAGATGAAGATATAAATCGTATTGTAAAAGAAAAATCATTAGAACAATTCGATATGGTATTTCTAGCCTTAACATCCCTATCATTACAGGCACTATCAGATATGGGATGGGGTAAAACTAGGTTAAACAGGTTTATAACTGAACAATTGAAGTTATTAAAGAGTGCCGAGCAGGACTCAAATAGAATAACAGATATACAAAATAGGCTGTACAGGAAGTATGGAATAAAGATATATTATGACATGGAAAAAGGATGTATTTGCAGAAAAGGAGACGAATAAATGTTAGATATAAAGATACAGAAGATTAGGGATAACGCAATATTACCAAAATACGCACATGGAACAGAGGACACAGGAGCAGACTTATTTATAAGCAATATAAAGGCTTTAAATAATGAGGGTGAGTTTGAGGAAATAAAAAATCCTGATGGTTACTCAATAGCACCATTTAAAACTGTATTATGTGGTGTAGGGTTTAAAATAGCAGGCCCGATTGGATATGATATACAGATTAGGCCAACATCAGGCAATAGCCTTAAAACACCATTAAGAATACCTAATAGCCCTGCTACTATAGATAGTGGGTTTAGAGGTGAGGTTGCTGTAATCATTCAAAACGTATCAGATAAGTATTACAAAATAAAAATAGGGGACAAGATAGCCCAGATGGTAATAGCAAAGGTAGAGCATGCTAATTTCATTGAGTCTGACACGCTAGAAGCGTCTGTAAGGGGTGATGATGGCTATGGTAGTACTGGAATAGCAGGAGAGAGTGAAAAAGGCATAGAAAAGCCGAAAAAACTATTTAAAGATGATGCTGATAGCCCTACAGGAAAAGAAGAAAAAGAAACGGATGTTAAACCTAGATATAATGTTGGAGATGTTGTTATTATAAGAAATGATTTAAAGGTAGGGGCAATGTATGATGGAATAACTTTCGTTTCTTGTATGGATGAGTTAAAAAATAATGCTCATAAAATAGAGAAATTAAAGAACAGAATCATTGGAAATGGATATACATACGTTATAAATGGTTGGCATATATCAGAGTTAATGATAAATCATAAGGAAACAGAAGAATTTAAAAAGTTTTGCGATTTTATGGACTCCGCATTATATGGCAAAAGAACAGAGCCTAATATAGATGGTATGTTAGCGACAATGTTATTAGGTACGCTGGTTAATACTATGAAATAGCATAAAAATACATAAAAGAAAGAGGGATGATATCATTGACTGGTAAGCGTTGGAAGAAAGAAGAGCTAGACTTTGTATTAAATAATCTTCATCATGATATAGATACTCTTGTTGCCCTGTTTAAAAAAGAGGTAGGGGATACAAGGTCTTATGAAGCCATAAGAGAAAAAAGAGTTAGATTAATAAGAGAACACAATTTGCAGGAGGTATTCGGCAATAGAAGTAATAATGCTTTTATGTGGACCGAGGAAGAGGATGAACTAATTAGAAACAATATAGATGACAACCAAAACGAATTATATAAGAAGTTTTTAAATAAGTTTGGAAATATTAGAAGTAGGTCAGCAGTTATCGTAAGAAGATGCAACATGAGGAAACAAAAGGTAGAACTGGATAAAAAAGAAGAACTGCAAAAAGAGTTCGGTATTAACAATGAAAGAAGAAAATGGCTAATAAAAAGGAATCGAAGAAATGCTATGTTAAAGGATTTTAGCGATTTAACTGTTGGTAAGGAATACCGAGTTAAAAGTAATGAGGCAGGATCTAAATGGATAACCGGATCATATTTATATACAAATGACTTTAATATTTACTTTAGAACTAACTATGGTTACATTGAAGCCTTTCCAAGAAATCGAAATCTTATTCGTATAAAAGATATAAATACAGGAGATATTGTGTCTAGGCCTATAAATTTTAGTCAAAAAGATAGAGTTTAAAGGGGGAATTAATGATTAGATGGTCGGAGGAAGAATATAAAAATCTAATGTTAAAAAAAACCGGCAAGATGCCAGCT